GGCAAGCCGGTCGAGGGATCGGTGCGGGTCGCGGTGGCGGGCGTGGAGACGGCGGCCTTCTCGCTGGAGGCGACGACGGGGCGGGTGACGCTGGCGACGGCGCCGCCGGATGGCGCGGCGGTGACGGCGGGCTTCGCCTTCGACGTGCCGGTGCGGTTCGACGCGGACCGGATGGAGGTGACGCTGGAAAGCTTCGGCGCCGGACGGATGGTCGCCATGCCTCTGATCGAGGTGCGGGTCTGAGCCATGCGGAATGTTCCGGACGAACTGGCCGCCCGCATCGAGAGCGGGGGCGGCGACGCTGTGTCATGTCTGGCTGCTGAGGCGGGCCGACGGGCGGGCGATGGGCTTCACCGACCATGACCGCGATCTGGAGGTCGAGGGCGTGGCGTGCCGGGCGGCCAGCGGCTGGACCGGCGGCGCGGGCGACGGCGAGGTCGGGCTGGCGGCGGGTGCGCTGTCGGCGTCGGGCGGGCTGGATGATGAGGCGATCACCGAAGAGGACATAGCGGCGGGGCGGTATGACGCCGCCGAGGTCGAGCTGTGGCGCGTGGACTGGATGCGGCCGGACCTGAGGGTGCGGCTGTGGAAGGGAAGGCTGGCGCGGATACGGCGCGAGAACGGGCGCTTCGTCGCCGATCTGGACGGGCCGATGGCGGCGCTGGAGCGGGTGGTGGGGCGGACCTACGGCCGGGGCTGCGACGCGGTGCTGGGTGACGGGCGTTGCCGATTGGGCGCGGCGGCGGTCGCGGGGCGCAGTTGCGACAAGCGGTGGGCGACCTGCGTGGGGGTCTTCGGGAACGGGGTCAACTTCCAGGGCTTTCCAGACGTTCCGGGCGAGGACTTCCTGACGGCGCGGCCGGTGGCGGGACGCAATGACGGCCGGAGCCGCAGGCGATGAGGGGCCGGGCGCAGGGCTTCTCCCTCCCCATTTTGGGGAGGGTGGCTGAGGCAGAGCCGAAGCCGGGTGAAGGCGGCGGGGCTGATCAAGCGCCGAGCCTGTGCCGCCTGGCCCTCCCCACCCGGTCGCTGCGCGACCTCCCTCCCCATGAAGGGGAGGGAGAGGCGCGGCGTGCGTTGATTGTGGCGGCGGCGCGGGGTTGGCTGGGGACGCCCTATCGGCATCAGGCCAGCGTGAAGGGCGAGGGGGCGGATTGCCTGGGCCTGGTGCGTGGAGTGTGGCGCGAGGTGGTCGGCGAGGAGCCGGAGGCGCCGCCGCCCTATCGTCCCGACTGGGCCGAGGTCGGGGGCGAGGAGACGCTGTGGGCCGCCGCGCGGCGGCGGTTGGTGGAGATCGCGCCGGAGCAGGCGGGGCTGGGCGACGTGCTGTTGTTCCGTATGGCGGCGGGGTGTCCGGCCAAGCATTGCGCCGTGCTGAGCGCCGAGCTTTCCGAGAGCACGGGGGGGCCGGAGCGGCGGATGATCCACGCCTATTGGGGGCGGTCGGTGGTCGAGAGCTGGATGGGGGCGTGGTGGCGTCGAAGGCTGGTCGCGGCCTTCCGCTGGCCTGAAATTTCGGCCTGAAGTTTAAGAGGGAGCAGGCATGGCGCAGGTCGTTCTGGGCGGGATCGGGTCGGCGCTGGGCGGGCCGATCGGGGGCTTTATCGGCGGCGTGCTGGGGCGTGCGGCGGACAACGGGCTGGTCGCCGGCCTGTCGCCCGCGCGGCAGGTCGGGCCGAGGCTGGAGGGGCTGAAGCTGCAGTCCTCGGCCGAGGGGGCGCCGATGGCCTGCGTCTTCGGGCGGGCGCGGGTGGTCGGGCAGGTCATCTGGGCGGCGCGCTTTCTGGAGCGTAAGGAGAAGCGGTCGGGCGGCAAGGGCGGTCAGAAGACGGTCGACTACGCCTATTCGCTGAGCTTCGCCGTGGCCCTGTGCGAGGGGCCGATCGACGGGATCGGGCGGGTCTGGGCCGACGGCCAGCCGATGGACATGGCGGGCGTGACGATGCGGCTGCATCGCGGGACGGAGGATCAGACGCCCGACCCGCTGATCGAGGCGGTGGAGGGGCGGGCGCCCGCCTATCGCGGCACGGCCTATGTGGTGTTCGAGGATCTGCCGCTGGACGCCTGGGGCGACCGGCCGCCGCAACTGGCGTTCGAGGTGTTTCGGCGGCCGCAAGGGGCGGCGCCGCAGCTGGAGGATCGGCTGGAGGGCGTGTGCCTGATCCCCGGCGCGGGGGAGTTCTGCCTGGCGACCGAGCCGGTGATGCGGCGCGAGGGGTTGGCGAAGTCCACGCCGGAGAACGTGCATCTGACGGCGGGCCAGACGGACCTGGAGGCCTCGCTGGATCAACTGACGGTCCAGGCGCCGGGGCTGAAGCGGGTCAGCCTGGTGGTCGGCTGGTTCGGCGATGACGTGCGGATGGGTCACTGCCGTATCCGGCCGGGGGTGGAGCGGCGCGACAAGCCGACCCGGCCGCTGGTCTGGAGCGTGGCGGGGCTGGGGCGTGCGGACGCCCATCTGATCTCACAGGCGGGCGGCGGGCCGGCCTATGGCGGGACGCCTTCAGACGACAGCGTGCGGCAGGC